TCAGGCGCTTTGCTGGCGCAGTTCGGCAATATATTTTTTCCCTTGTTCTTCGTTATATTGCCCTTCCCATTTCGACATGACGACCGCTGCCAGCGAGTTGCCGATAACATTCACAACGGTGCGCGCCATATCCAAAATGCGGTCAATGCCGGCGATAAACGCCAATCCTTCGACCGGAATGCCGACTGTGCCGAGCGTCGCCAACAACACGACGAACGAAACGCCCGGGACGCCGGCGATTCCTTTGGACGTCACCATCAAGACGAGTACGAGCGAAATTTGTTGCGACAGCGGCATGTCAATGCCATAGAGTTGGGCGATAAATACAGCCGCCAGCGCCTGATACAACGTCGACCCATCCAAGTTGAACGAATAGCCGGTCGGAATGACAAACGAGGTGACAGCCTTCGGGAAACCGAACCTCTCCATTTTTTCCATAATTTTCGGGAGCACCGTCTCCGAACTCGACGTGCTATAGGCAAGCACGAGCTCATTTTTTAAGATTTTAATAATATGAAAGATATTCACACCTACCAATTTCGCGGTGCCGCCGAGCACAACGAGCACGAAAAAGGCCATCACTGCGTAAACGAGCACAACAAGCTTGCTGAGCGGAAGAAGTGAAGCGACGCCAAATTTCGACACCGTCACCCCGATCAAGGCAAAGACGCCGAACGGCGCAAACTTCATCACTTGGTTTGTCACGTAAAACATCGCTTCCGCCGTTCCTTGGAAAAAGCGAAGCACCGGTTTTCCTTTTTCGCCGATCGCGGCTACACCCAATCCGAACATGACCGAGAAGAAAATGATCGGCAACATGTTTCCTGTCGCGAGGGATTCAAACACATTTTTCGGCACGATGTTGACGAATGTCTCGACCATCGAATGGTGCTGCACTTCATTCGTCGTATCAATGTATGATTGAATATCGGTTTTCTCAAGCGATTTCATATTGACGCCGGCGCCTGGTTGGAACACGTTTGCTGCCAAGAGGCCAACGACAATCGCAATCGTCGTGATAATCTCGAAATAAAGGATTGTTTTGCCGCCCAGCTTCCCGAGCTTTTTCACATCGCCGACATTGGCGACGCCGACAATTAAGCTCGAGACGACAATCGGAATCACGATCATCTTAATGAGACGGAGAAAAATGTCCCCAATCGGTTGCAAATACGTTGCCACGTTCGGGTTTCCGTAGAAAACGACTCCGACGATAATCCCGAGAATAAGACCGATCAAAATCTACCATGCTAACCCGATCTTTCTCATCATGTTTCGCCTCCTTTAGACAATTTTAGACAAAAAACGACAAAATTATTTTGCTATTAAAAATAAAATCTGTCAATACTTTTGAATGAAACCGCTTTGTTGCAAGGAACTATCAATATATTTTGTTTTTTTATAATAATTTAAATACTTGTATCGTTGGCAAAAGAAAACAGGCCGCCGGTCAGGCGCCTGCCTCATTCCCGAATTTCATGATCGCCGCTTTTCTTTTTCCTGCCGGTAAAACTCATGAAACATTTTCATTAATGCCCGTTTTTCGATGCGCGAGACGTAGCTTCTTGAGATGCCGAGCTCTTTGGCGATTTCACGCTGCGTTTTCTCCCGTTGCCGGCCGAGGCCAAACCGCTTGACGATCACTTCTTTTTCCCGCTCGTCTAGCACGCTGATGTATCGTTTCACTTGCTCAAGCTCCATGTTAAGCTGAATTTCGTCGACGATGTCTTGCCCTTCGGATTTCAAAATATCGAGCAGGCTGATTTCATTTCCTTCCTTATCTTGGCCGATCGGCTCGTGAAGAGAAACGTCCTTGCGTGTTTTTTTCAGTGAACGCAAATGCATCAAGATTTCGATTTTAACTCCATTAGTTATGCGTAAATAATTGGAATCAGAACAGGTAAATCTCGATATGATCTTTATCCACCACTCGGACTTCTTTCACCAATTTGCGGACAAGTGTCTGCTTAACCTCGAAACTCATGTCCTCATCTTTTTCATAGGTCAAAAATATCTCCAACGCCTCCTTGATCGCACTCTCGTTTGGTTTCCCTTCTTGTAGGGCTTTTAATTGTCGTTCCAATCGGGTATACTCTTGAATGAGTTCTTTTTCTTTTTCTTGCAGTTTTCGTATTTCTTCTTTAATTTCTTCGAGGTCCAAGTCCTCGCTCAAGGTCACAAGGCTCAACAAGCGCTTGCGGCCCTTTTTCGTGCGCTCGATCTCTTTTTGAATCCGCTCCATTTCCCTCTTTTCAAAAAAGTCATCGGGATTTTCCTCACGATAATGCTGGATTTTCTCCGGATTGTTCAGAAGTTCCGCTACGTACTTCCACACCTCCTCTTCCAACACGTCTGCGCGAACCGTCATTCCACAACCACGATGCTTTGCGCCGGCAGTGTTTTTCAAATCTGTATATTCTCGATAGTACTTCCCCCAATTCTTTGCGTAACGCCCGGTCATGGTGTTTCCGCATTTTGCGCATCGTACTAGGCCGGATAATAAGTACCGGCGTTTAGAGCTTTTGGCATATCGCCGCCGAGACTGTTCAAGAAGCTCCTGCGCTCGTTCAAACTGCTCCCTTGAGATGATCGCCGGGACATCAACGTATATCCATTCTTCCTTTGGACGAACTCGAATTGGAACTTTTTCATTCTTTTTATACTTGTTCGCGATCATCCCTTCCGTATTCCATTTATTCTGCGGACGTTTCCCTGTATATGTTTCGTTCATCAAGATTTGCCGCACCACTTGCCGATGCCACTTGGTCTTGCCAGTCTTGGTCGGAATTTTCCGTTCAGTCAAGTAAAGAGCGATGCCGTTAATCCCCTTGAACGGGCCTTCTTCTTTGGTGAATTGATCGAAAATAAATCGGACGATTTCAGCTTCTTTCTCATTAATCACCAATTGCCCTGTGTGTTTGTCGTAATCATAGCCGTAAATATGATCGTTCTTGACCACTTTCCCCTCCTTCGCTTTCCGTATCCGCCCTGCCATTGTGCGTTCACGAATTTTCGCTTTCTCAAACTCTGCAATCGCGCCACGCATCGCGAAGAATAACTTCCCTTCCGGTGTATCCGCGTATTCCCCGTTCACAAAAACAAGTTCCACATCTCGTTTGCGGAACTCGTCGTCTAACAAAAGTTGATGCATGAGGTTGCGCGCAAGTCGGTCTGGATCATAAACAATAACGGTATCAATCATTCCTTTCTCTATGTCTCTCCGTAGCCGTTCGAGGCCAGGACGTTCTAAGAATTCACCGGAATAACCTTCATCTGTATAAATCAGCACATCATCCGTCTGTGCTTTCCTTTTTGCCTCCTCGATCTGGTGAGCAATTGAGTACCCCTTGTGAGCTGACTCCTCCGTCGATACACGAGCGTAAATAGCTTTCATATCGTCGGGCGCACTCCTTCCTATATAGCTTCATTAAATAATGATAACAAGCCTCAATGTTCTTGTCAGTATGAGAGCCTTTAAAGATTTTGACAATCACGTTATCATCCCCCTCTTATTGAAGGGTATGACATTACAGGTTGTACTCATTAACATAAAAAAGGCGGATCACTCCGCCTTCTTTTCTTCTTTTCTACGCTTCCATCACTTCTTCGATTGCATCTTCGAAAAACTCCAATGCAGCCAATACGCCGCTGATAAACGCCCGTTCCCGTTCCTCGTCAGTCTCGATCGTCGCATATTGCAGTCGGTGATCTGCGACGGTTGCTTGCAGCAAAAGCAGTTTCACAAGGATGTCTCGATTCATCTTCTCGCCCCCTCTATACTTTCAATAAGCACTCACAAGGCACGCCGTACTCTTTGGTGATCGCCTCAATTTGTCGCTTCTTCACGGCTGATACAGTGTAGAACAACAAAACAGGTTCTCCTAGTTGCTGTCGCTGGATAAAACGGAACAAGTATGCATAGCGCTCGATTTTGCGTTTGTTCTCCACCATCTTCTGCGTGATGTCCACCTCAAGGAAATACATCTGATTGTGATACGTAAACCTAGCATCAGACACAATGCTGTATTCCTTCCCGCCTTCTTTCCAACGCGTTTTCGCTTCCGGCTTCCAGTCGCGCGGATAGTGGTAAAAAATATAGATGTCATTTCGCATGACGATGTGTTCAATCGGGCTATTTCGTCGAATGGTTGCCTCTCCGCCCACCAGCTCTGCGCCTTTTTTGTTGAGATAATAGACGTCCTCGTCAATGCGTTTTGTGTACGTGTATTCCCGGATGCCGTGCAGGATGCGATTGGCGTTGCGTTTGCTTCCCAGCTCAAACATGTGCTGTATTTGCGATCGCGAGAGGGCTTGCAGGCTATTCAAAGCGTATAAAATCTTGAGTTGACGTTCGGTCAACTTCTCGGTGCTCCGGCTTTTCAATGCAGTACACCTCCAATCGCTTCATCATTTCGTCATCGTCAACAAGGGGCGTTTGTACGATCATTTTCTCATGCGTCTTGATGATTGCCCGCCCTTTTATGTCAGACGGTAATTCCTCTGCCCCATAGTCGTCGATAGCTACTTGCGACGCATATCCCGTCGGCAGGCGGAATGTGATTTTCAAGTCTGCGTTCTGCTTCACTTGTCGTGGAAGTGTGTCGCTGGTTGGATACTGCGTGCAGAAGATAAGTCGGAACCCCAATGCCCCGCCGATCCGGGCAACTTCCCCTAGAATGTGCTGGCATTCTAAAAGCATATTGCGCTCTTCTTTTGTCATGAAGCGATCGGGCGCGAGCTGTGCCCCTTCGTCTACGATAATAAACAAACGTTCCTTAACCGGTGAATGCACGACATTAGACCATCCATTTCGCTTGAATAAGGCTTCTTGTTGCTCCATGAATACTTTTACCTTGCCTAGCGATTGAAACGCCTCTACAGGGTTGCTAGCGACGTCTATGACCTGTTTCAGACTTTTATATCTCCCAAACTCCAGCCCGCCTTTCATGTCGAGTATGACAAAAGATACATCATCAGGATGGTGTTCGATGAGATACGTCATGATGCTTTTGAGCATGACCGTTTTACCAAACCGCGTCGTTCCGCTAATCGTACAATGCGGCGTTTTGTCAAAGTCATGGAAGTGCCAACCCTTTTCATTCAGACCCAACGGGATCATCCAGCCTTTTTGATCCGGCACGTCCTTGTACAGCACTTTTTCCGGCATCTCGCGGTTAAACACATCAATGTACAGCCACTTTTTAAACGTCACCTCCACATATCGGTTGAGCGTGGCGCTGACCACTTCCTGCAACGGTTCAAGCGCCTTTTTAGGCAGTCCGAGTGGAACGCGGTACACATATCGGGTGTACAAGTCTTTTTTCTCCTTGGCCACTAACCTAGGATAGACGTGCTCACCTCGGACGGTCGCGCCGATTCGCAAATGCTGAAACACGTTGTCTATATCACGCTCGTAATCTCCTTGTTTTTTCCTTCCTAAAATAGCGGCCGTCGCCCCCACTGCCAAGGGAAGAAGGAAAAACTCGAGCATTCGGATCACCCCTAGAAAGAAAGACTATCCCAGCCAACGGGTATATTCCCGCTGGCTTGGGTATACAATAGAATACAGGAACATGGACCTGCTCACCCGTGTTCTGTGGGGGAATGTGCGAGGGCAGACATCACAAGAACAACACGGACAGCTTATGGATGAAATAGAGCAAGCTCCCGCATATTCCCGCCTGCATACCCACGTTCACCACAAAACCAACCTTTTCCCTGTCCAGCCAACCACGGTTTTCTGCGAAGGCAATTCCCACAAGGATCAATCCGCCTCCGACGACTTCTAGCATACTTGTCACTCTCCTTTTCAGGTTGTGAAATAAAGAAATTTCCCAAAACCCCCATTCCCGGTGTCGTGCTCACCATTGCAGTTTTCACTTTTTGTGGCAATGCTTGCAGGAAAATAAGAAGGAAATGGAGTATGGTAAAAGGTATGAGGAAGGGAATGTCCGTTATATCTTGTCCACTTAAAAATTTTTTTGTAAAGATTATTTTTTGCATGAGGGGATAAAAATGCAGTTTAAATGCCGGTTAAAAGTCATATTCGCGGAACAGGGTATTAAACAGGGGGATTTTGCAAAGAAGATCGGGATCAGCCAGGCGGCACTGAGTGCTATCGTGAATAACCGATCGCTGCCCTCTTTTCAAGTGGCATACGCAATTTGTGAGGAGTTAGGGCTTCCGATCAATGAAATATGGATAAAAAAAGAACCTACCCTAAATGAGTAGGATCGTCACCATAAACCCGTTGTTTTCCCGAACTCCTTAACCTCCGGGCTCATTTTATCGATAGTCGAGGCTTTTAACACGGAATCAATAACTTGTTCGCCGGGTTGAAATTTCTTTATATCAACCGTGATTTGAGCAATTCGCTTTTCACCTTGCATGACGCCGATGGTGATGGTCTCGGCTCCCTTCACATCATCCTGTTGCAAGAAATCATAGGTTTGGGAAAACACGTGACGGGTAGCCAGCCCTGGCGTCGGTTCAGTGCTCATATGAACCACAACATCAATATGCTTTGTAGTTTCGCGCGAATCTGTCACATTCACTTTCTTGGCGTATTCAAAAACGGATGTATCAATTTTATTTTCGGTTGCCTTCGTTTCTTTAGGTTTCGAGGATGTTTCTTCTTTTTTTGGCTCCGCATTGGCCGGCTCGCTATCCTCTCCGCCACCGGAAGCAATCGCCCCGATAATGATGAGCGCGAGCACCCACACCCACCAGCGTTTGTAGAATGGTTTTTTCTGTTTTTCCATACCCAAATCTCCCTTCTGTGTTTTTACGTCCCTATCATACCACATTTTTCTTGGAATGGTTTCAGAAAAATAAAAAAAGCCCTGCCAAAAAGGCAGGGATTATGATTTTAAAACAGCATATTCCATGTTTTTGGTCCGACGATTCCATCTGCGGTAAGTCCTTTCCGCTTCTGATATGCTTTGACAGCGGCTTCTGTCTGTTTTCCGAACACGCCGTCTGCCTTGATTTTCAAAGCACGCTGAATCCGCTCCACATCCTTACCCTTGGAGCCGAGCTTCAGCGGCTTGCCGGGGTAGGGGACGATTGCCTTGCTTTCCATTGCCGGCGCAATTTTTTTCACATCATCAGGCTCGTTCGTATCCTGCCCGTAGCCCACTTTGTCGTATTGGAGATGCGGCATGTCCTTAAACGTTTTCCAGTCGCCGCCCCACGTGAAACCCAGTTCCTTTGCTTTCGCAATTGCTTTTTGAATCTCCGGTCGATTGTACCCATTCCAGTCGGCTTTCCCGTTTACAATCGGTACAAAATCAAGCGCTTGTCCGACAAGATGGTAGCTTCGCATCGTTTGTGAGACGCCTTTTTTCACATTTTCCCGTTGCTGTTCCTCCGTGCGGATGGTCTCATAAATCAGGATGTCAATATGGTTTTGCTCGCACCACTTGTACCATTCCATCGCCGCTTTTTTGGTGCGAGGAGCGAGCTTCTCAATGTTTTGCATATTCCGATCATGGTACGTCATGCACATCATTGTCCATCTCCTTCCGCCTTTTCAATCGCATACTTGATTGCCGCAACAGACCCAATTCCGTAGAGTGCATATTTCAGCCCGGCGATCAGCACGTCAAACGAAAAGGCGCGGCTCTCGAATGCCGAGAACGCCACGCCTAGAATGACGGCTACTAACGGAATATAACGATTTGGAATGTTGGCCGCTTGGCGAATCGCATACAACAGAACAGCCAGCGCGACATACGCCGTAAACTCAATTGAAAGAATTTGCTCCATCACTGGATCCCCCCTCTCAAAATAAAAGACAGCACCGCTCCAACGATGCCGCCTATGATAAGCCGTAAAATCCATGTGGTGTTATTCTTGATTGTGCCAATGTCCTCGCGCATGTCTTTAATGTTTGATTCCGCCACTGCTAAACGAGTTTTGACATCGACCATGTCATCACGAAGCATTGTCACATCTGCTTCCAATTTTGCGACACGTTGTTCCATCTGCGTCATCCTTTCTGTCTATTCTCGAACAAGAACGACTGCCTTGATTGACCGCGCGTCAATAATCACATCCCCGATCACGACGACATAGTCCGGTGTGTCGTGGTTTTGAGCCGCTTTGATTTGCTCGTACACCGATTTAGCGCTGAATTTTTCCACTTCCGTAATGTGCTCTTCTCCACTGTGTTCTACAATTCTAATTTTCATGATTCATTCCCCTTTCTATTGTGATATAGAAAAAGCCCCGACTATTCTTTGTCAGGACTTTCTTGTTTCAATTGTTCAAGCTCCTGTTTTACCTGTGCAAGCTCTTGCTGGTATTGCGTCACAAGCGCCGCATAGATCGCACGTTCACGGGACAACGCAGTGATTTGGAACAGCAACTCATTAATGACCAATTCCGACTTCGCTTCCATCACGCCTCACCTCCTTTAAGCATCTCGATTTCTTGTTTCAGTCGGTCAACCTCATCTGCCAACTCTTGAATCGCCTTCCAGCTCCATGTGTTCATCAAGTACTGTTCGATGCCGTCGCCGTCAATAACACCCTCCGGCGTATTGTATCCGTCCCCGATCACTAAGCCTTGTCGCCAGCGATCTTTACCTTGCTCCACTTCAGACTTGAGCTTGTATTCATAAATAGTTGCGCTTCGGATTTTCTCAAGCGCCGATTCTTCCCACACATGGATGTCTTGCTTGTATTCCGCCAGTGAGCCCGTGGGGAATGACGACGCACGAATCGGTCTATATACAAAGTTACCACCGTTAAAACCTCTGCCATCTACAACCCGAGTCTCCACGTCAGCCGCCAAATACAGATTAGAAGCAGGGGCGTACATAGTTCCTACCACATCAGCCCGTAATTTGCCACCAGTTATCTCTAGTGCATAATCCGACATATATTCATCCTTCAGCTTCGCTTTCGGTAAGTTCACATAGGTGTTAAGTCCATCGGTAACAACTTCAAATCCTTTTCCTGTGATTTTCCCAACCGCCATTTTTGATGCGTTTATATAAAGCCCCGCATTCGAGTTATTAGTATCTACTACAGAGATTGAGCCATTATAAATATTCGTTGTCGTCGTGCTTGTCGGCTTATAATCATTAGGGGCAAAGTTCCAGTTAGTTCCTGTACCAGAGAGAGACATGCCCGTCCCAGTGATCGTTAAAGAAAGAACCGAATCTAAAAATTTATCTTCAAAAGACAGCATACCACTTTTTATATACGCCCGTGTTTTGAAGTTCGGATCGTCGAAAGAAGGCGAGTCACTGCTTTTCAATACAGTACCTTCGATAGTTCCGCCTTTGATATAAGAACCTGTGATATTAACCCCTGTGATGTTTCCTGCCGTGATATCCCCTAAGTTAGCACTAATCGCCGACAGTGACGTCACATTCAGTTTGTCCGCAGTAATGGATTTGGCCGCTAATTTTTCAGTCGTAATTGACCCATCGACGATTAATTCACCTGCCGCCATTCGGCGGACAACAACACGGGAGAAATACCACGTTCCGGTACTTCCTGCTGGCCCGTTTACTAGTGCCCACACACGGGCTGTTACAGCTCCTTCGGGCGCTGTAATAACACGGCTTCGAGTCGTCCAACTCGATGTCGGATATAAAAATTCTGATATTTCCCATAAAATTGCTTCACCACTAGCATCATGAAATTGAAGCCCAATCGAAAAGGGATAGGTACTATTTCCTGTAGCGGCGGTAAACTCGACATAGAATTTATCTCCCGGCTTTACGGGGAACGGATCTCCGCAAAAGCCATCCCGGTCAGTTTGTTTTCCAACGTATGCAGTCGGTGCGCCTGCCGGGACTTCCGCCGCTTTTGAATCAATAGCCGCCGTAACACCACCAGACCATTTATCCAATTTCCCGCCTAAGAAATCAGGATTTACACACAGATTCGTAAAATCACCGATGACCAGCTTTTCTACAGTAATGGAATTTGCCGCTATTTTATCAGCCGTGATGCTTCCGGCAGTAATTTTCGAACCATGTAAGCTTGCAATCTTCGCGTTATCCACCGCTAAATCAGCGATTTTTGCATTTGTGATTGCGGCATCTGCAATTTGTGCCGTACCCACCGCCGCTGTACCGATTTTTGCGTTCGTAATCGCACCGTTTTGTATTGCGGCGTTTCCTACTGCCGCGCTTGCAATCTTTGCGCTTGTAATTGCCGCGTCTTGAATTTGTGTTGACCCGATAGCCGCTTGACCAATTTTAGCTTGTGTGATTGCCGCATCCGCAATTGCGCCCGTGCCAACCGCAAGATTCGCGATTTTAGCGCTTGTGATGGCCGCATCTGCAATTGCGCCTGTACCTACTGCAAGGGTGGCGATTTTTGCGCTATTGATCGCCGCATCTGCGATCTTTGCTGTTGTGATTGCTCCATCTTGGATAATCGCAGAGCCAGCAGTGATCGTGTTCGCGGCGATTTTAGATGCTGTGATCGCGCCATCGACGATCAACTCGGAGTTAGCCTTTCTTAGCACTATGACTTTGGTGAAGTACCAGTTGCCGTAGTTTGAGAAGGCGTCGATCTGCGTCCACACCCTAGCCTTCGTATATCCGGCTGGCACGGTTACTTCGCCGCTAATCTTTGTCCATGAGCCAACAGGTGATGTTTGACAAGCTCTTACCAATGTATTCGTGCCATCCTCTTTTTGAAAGTGGAGTCCTACACCGAATGGGTATGTGCTGTCTGGCGTTGCCACCCATGCCTCGACATAGAATTTATCACCCTCACGCACCGGGAAGAACTTGCCACAATAGCCATCTCGGCTAGATTGTTTACCAACGTATGTTGTCGGCGCCCCCGTTGGTACGCCTGTTGTCGTATTAACGACAGCTTCAACATCCCACCATTCTTGGTTGCTACCGCCATCGAATACAGGGTTAACGCACAAATTAGTAAGGTCAGCTACTACCAGCTTATCAGTAGTGATTGTCTTAGCCCCAATACGGTTAGCGTCTAATGTACCAGTCGTGATCTTGCTAGCGTCAACGTTAGCAATTTTAGCATTGTCGATTGCCGCGTTAGCAATTTTGGCATTCGTGATCGCTCCATCGGCGATGTGGGCTGTACCAATAGCCGCTGTTGCAATCGCCGCTGCGCCTACTGCGGCATTTGCAATTTTAGCTGACGTGATTGCCGCATCTGCAATCTTGGCGTTTGTAATCGCACCGTCCGCAATAGCCGCTGTTCCCACCGCCGCCGCGCCGATTTTAGCCGACGTAATCGCGCCGTTGGCAATCGCCGCGTTACCAACGGCAAGATTGGCAATTTTTGCTGTAGTAATTGCCCCGTCTTGAATGTTTGTTGTACCGATTAACTCAATTTTCGATGCTTGGATTTTGATCTGTTCAGCTGTTTGATTGATTGCTGAAATAATTCCGTTTTTCTCTACCTTCGTCGCAATTTGATCGGCTTGAATAGTCAGCTGGGATTCTGCCGAACTCATGCGTGATTTTAGGTCGTTTACGTCAGCATCATATTGCGATTGGTTGACCTTCAACGTGATTTGATTAGAAAGTTGTGTGATACTTGATTCGGCAGTTGTTAAACGTGCTTCAATTTCTCTAGTTGTTGTATTAAAACCTTGCGGAATACCATTTACTACCTTAGTGTATATTTCTGCCATAGGTGCAGTGGCATCTGCAGATGTTGCTACTTCAATTCCTGCACCCTTACCTATGCCTTTTAAGCCGACAAATGCATACGGTGTTCTCCACCCATATGCCTTTCCACTTCCACCGAAGTTAGCAATAGCGTCAACTAACGCTTGGTTCATTTCAATAGCGTCATAAGACGTTAGTGTTACTATTACTGAATCATCTAAAGAGTTTAATTTGTTCGCTAAATCAGTTCTAGCTTGTTCTGAGTCGAAAACATCATAAACAATGTCCTCGACAATACTTAAATCACTTCTTCTAATAGTAACAAGGCGTAATCCTCTACCACTCCATGTGTCATAAATTGTGTTTCCATTTACTCTTAGAATCCTAGCACCATTACGATTTAGACCTGTTCCTCTCAGGTAAATATCCCCGTTAGCTAATTTACTATCTACTTCACTTTTAGTATAAACATCCGTTTTAGAAACCTTCGTTGCGATCTGGTCGGCTTGCACGGTGAGCTGGGCTTGCAGACTGCTCACTTGTCCCGTCAGAGTGTCTACAGTTGACTGGTTCGCTTTGAGTGAGATTTGGTTCGACAGTTGCGTGATGGATGTTTCCGCCGTAGTCATCCGGGAGCCAAGACCGTCGATTTGACCTTGCACGTCTTCCGGTGCAGGTGTCCAATCGGTAGCTTTATTCCCTTTTTCTAGCTTATGTCCAGCAGTCTGAAACTTAATTCCTGTACCGGCTATTTGCCAAGTTTCAAACCTCATCACAGAATTGTTATCGTACTCTGTCTGCCCTAGAGTGAATGTTACGGAGAACTTTTGCCATTGGTCTGTTAGCATACCTACTAAAGTATTATGTTTTTCATTGCCATCAAAATAGAATCTTAATTCTTTCCCTGTTCCACCGACCAAACGTGCGTAAACGGAATAAGTTAGTGTGTCGCCTATTTTTACTACTCCCCGATCTACCAGTGATCTACAATAGTAATCAACAGATGACCAATCCCACCCCATCTCGGCTATTTTCGTTCCTGCATATTCAGAATCTAGAATGGTTACTGATCCATCTTTGGTAAACCCAGAGTAGTCCCTTGAACCAATGAACAGGTTCCTTCCACCCACCTGCAAACTCTCAAACTCCGTTCTGCTAACCTTTGTCGCGATTTGGTCAGCCTGCACCGTCAATTGTGCTTCTGCTTGCGTCACACGTTGTTCAATTGCGGAAACAGTGGAATTGTCCGCCTTAGTTGCAAGCTGGTTGTTGACTTCCTGCTTCGTATATACGTCTGTTTTGTTAGCTTTTAGCGCAATCTCATTAGCGTTTTGCGTAATCGCTGTTTCCGCATTGGATAAACGCTTATCAATAACTGCATTTGAAGTGCCATCACGATAAGACATTTTTTCAACTAATGATGAAATAGGAGCATTTAAAAATATACCTTCAGCACCAGTGTTTTCATAGAGTAGAAACTCTAGCTTATTCCAACCAGCTTTAAGTGATAAAGTAACAGTTGCCTTATTTGATTCGTCACGATACCCATATGAATAAACCTCAACATCATTAAGATAAATAGCCGTTCCGTCATCATGATGAAGACTTATCGTGAGGTCTTTTTCTGTTGAAACATAAACATTAGTTTGGAATAAAGCAAAATAAAAATCTCCACTAAATGCGCTTAACACAAATGAGTCATCTATAATAGTTGTTTCGGCAATCGGTATTCCTAAAATATCGCTTTTTTGTGGAGGGACGAACTCATTGGGTAAACTTTTGTTGTATCTGTAAACCAACCATTTATTCAAGCCCGTATCAGCTTCATAGTCTACTTTAGAAACCTTTGTCGCTATTTCTTGTTCAGTTTGAGTGATTCGCGACTCTGCGTTACCCAAACGAGTAATGATGCCGTTTTTGTCCGTTTCATAAACTGTCTTATCAACTTTCGCTTCGATTTGTCCAGCCATTTGAGTGATACTGCTGTTAATACTGCTTATTTCATTGCCATGTTCGCTTACCGTCTGTGATAGATTGCTTACGTTGCTTTTGATTCCGTTAACATCGAGAACTAAACTGCCAACTTGATTGCTGACGTTTGTTACGTTTCCTTCTAGCGTTTGCAAAGCACTTTTATCCGCTTTTAGCGCAATTTGCCCAGCTTGAACTTCGAGTTCAGCAGATATATCATCTACCGTACCGCTTAACGCATCCATCGCCGACTTATCCGCTTTTAACGCAATCGCTTGTGTATTTGCATTGATTTGCATTTGTTGTTGTGTGACTTTGTTGTCTAAATTACTCAAGTTGGTAATCGTTACGCTTAATGTTCCTTCCAGCTCATCTACATTAGTTTCCAAAGTCGTGATCTTTCCACCATGCTCTTGAAGTTCATCCGCATGTTCGTTGACAGTTTGTTGTAAACTGTTAGCGAGATTCGACAGATTGTTCACTGTGTTGTTGAGAGCGTTAACCGCCGTATTGTCCGCTTTTGTAACCAACTGTCCATTTACCCATTCCACGTCGGCTTTGGTAGCAATGTCGTTTTGAAGTTCTTGTACTTTTGCGTTGTAGGTTGAAATGTCAACTGCTCCGATTTCTGATGCAGTAGTAGGAGCAAGTTTCTGCCACGCACTGCCTGTCCATCTCTTGAGCAAGTTAGGCGTGACAGATGTATCAATCCACAAGTCGCCGACGGCAGGATCGGAAGGAGATGTGTTTCCTTTAGCAATTTTCTTTTCAGCATATGTGTTTGTATATTGATTCGCGGTGTCAACAATTTCTTGTTTTGCACCACTATCGATTTTAGAACTTGTTACTGCGCCGTTTGCCAGTTTTTGTGCTGTTACTGCTAAGTCTGCCAACTTTGCGTTGTCTATGATGCCGTTTTGTAACTTACTTGCGCTAATCGAAAGGTCGGCTAATTTAGTGTTATTTATCGCACCGTTAGCGATCTTATCGGTAGTCACTGCGCTGTTTGCCAGTTTTGATGCTTCCACTGCCAAGTCGGCCAGTCGCGAGCTATCGACGGCACCGGATGCAATTTTTAGCTTTGTAACTGCGCCTTCCGTAATGTCATCGGAATAAATCTGAATTTTGTTCGCCGATGTACGGTCTAGCTTCGTATTGTCAATCGCGCCGGCTTCGATTTTAGCTTTCGTGATTGCCTCATCAACAATCTTTGCTGTGTCTACCGCACCGTCAGCTAGTTTTGGGGTTGTGATACTCCCATTTGCAAGCTTTTCCGCGGTGATAGCTAAGTCTGCTAGCTTTTTGTCATCGATGATCCCATCACGCAATTTTTCTGCGCTAATGGAAAGGTCGGCAAGTTTTGCGTTGTTGACCGCCCTATCAGCAATTTTTTCGTCTGTCACTGCGCCGTTTGCCAATTTTTCAGCCGTCACCGCGAGATCGGCAATGTGCTGTGCATTCACTGCATCGAACAGGATGTCGTCGCTGATGATACGTGCCGTTTGTGCAGACGCTTCTTGCGAGAATCCACCAGCCGTTCCATGTGTATTAATTGCTCGAACACGATAGTACCACGTTTGGTTTGTATCTACTTGGTGTACCCATGTGCTTGTTTTTCCACGGAATAAAAGATTGCTCGAATCCGGTGTAAATCCTTGAACTTGTGAACCGTATACTTCATACGCAGCGATATAAGATGACGGGTCATAATTCCATTCCAACATAACGGTTTTGAATCCGCCGCTCGCATTTAAATAAGACGGTGTAGGCGGTACGATGTCAGGGAAATCAGTGTCATCGACTGGTTTCTCTACCTGATCCCATATGCCACTACGATCGTTAATTTTTGTTTCTAACTGTTCCAAGCGTTTCTGCGTAGAAAACTTGTCAATAAAATTTCCGAACGTGATTGTTTTCTCCGCTTTATTCAAAAGGTTGCGTCTGATTTTTGTTGCACGCGCTTCAATCACGATAGGATTCGCAAAGTTTTTATCTATCGCAACGATTGAATCACCTAACCGCACTTTTTCGTGTTCGTAGCCTGTAAAGTGTTCTAACACTATAACATCGAGCTGGTATTCTACGAGTGGTTCTTTTCTTTTTTGCAGTTCTTCCCATGTGCGAACAAGCAGTTTTTCTGGATCATCTTCGTCAAAATCGACGAAATTAAACCGGTGCCGTAGCGTCCCATCCCCATTCGGGATACCGTATTTTTGTAATGCGTCCGGGTCACCAACCCATTCTTGTCCTTTCGGCTTATCAACTGGTTTTCCGTCTGATTTTTTCCATTCCACATCGGCAAATGTTAGTTTACGAGTATATCCACCCTCGTCTGTTTCTTGTCCATTTCCTCGTCCATAAAGCGCTGTAACAGGATAGGCAACTACTTTGCGACGAATGCTTTCGAGGTCTTTTCCAATTTCAAATCGTTTTCCGGTGTCTTGGCCACGACGAGCAAGCAAATCAATATATCGCCCTGCGATTCGATTTCCTTGGACCTCGATACGATCGCGCAGTTCCCCACCCCATGTTCCAATGATTTTTTGAATTGCCGAAAGAACACTCTCATAGTAGAAATTTGTGCTATTGGTACCAAGTTCGGCGACTTCACCGACTCTCCATCGCGTCTTTTCGAGTGCGCGAGTCAATGCGTATTGTGCTGTCGTGTTTTGCGGTCGAATGTCTTCAATTGGTTCATTTTCTAGCTCTGACATCGCTGGTTCGCAATAGACATGTTTTTCCGCTGTTTCCGCTCCATCTTTTTCTTCGATTTCACGAATAACAAACAAGCGAAAATATCCGTCTTCATCCTTGAACGCGACTTGGTTTTCTTCCACAACGTACTGCGCATCCGGATGAGTAGCAGGAACGACAAATTCAAGTTTTTGTGGCCCGTTTAGTTCTTCTTCATGAAATGGCTCGTAGTATGGGCAAGCTCCCTTTGAAGAACTGTCTAGGATTGTAAGAAGGTTGTCGTATTTATCGAAAATGAACAGCATCTATAACCACCTCTCCTGAAAGATGATTTCCACCGAATATCCGGATGGTGTGAATTGAAGTACGTTGTTTCCTTTTTCAAGCGCAAAAAAATCGCTCATTAAATCGAGCGATGTCATGCGTAAATTATTATTTATTGTGATTTTTCGCTTTGGAAAATCGATGGTTAATACATCACCGGCAACAAAATTCCATATCACACGAACAAATTGATTCTCTTTTGACACTTTGAATTCTTGTGCGGATGCAAAAAAAGTTGCCGTAATGACGGGATACGTTTTCGCTGAACCAGTGTTGCTTACGTTAACTGATTGCCCGCTTGTCGTGACCGTTGCATTTGTCGTTTGTTCTTTCCCATACACATATGGGTCAGGGCAAATGAATTTGATCGTGCCGCTTCCGAATTTGATAATCTCATCAAAACCTACCGTATCATCCACAACGGCATAATAGGTTCGGTCAGGGTCATCGTCGAACACCAACGGCGCAGGCCGGTCAGTAACAAGCCATGCGGCAAGGTCTTCTTTCAATCGTTGTAAATAAGTTAAATTTTCTCCTTTGATAAAAACCGGAACTTCAATAGTACGAACATCAATGTCTGTGCTTTGCAAAAAGCCGCCCGGTACACCCGGAACGGCTAGTATGTTGCGTTTAATCGGCGACCAAGGAGGTCTTTTTCTCCCCTGTAGTACTGCAATATAATCACGTCGCTCATTGTTGAATGTAAAACTTATCATGTCAAACTACCCCCAAAACGGCGCGAACGCAAAATGTTTAGTTCTTGAAACTCTGTGATGTCCTCAACGAGCCAACGCGCTAGTGTACGTTTGTCCGGTGTAACGATTTGAATGATAGTCGGATTCGCGTTTTTTCTGTCGGTTGCTTCAGTCGTGATGGTTGGAATATTTGCGGCGCTGACGGTTGGAATAGCTGCTTGTGCCATTTGATTTGTCGCCGACTGAATAGCGCTTATATGTTTTGAGATACCTTCCGCAAGACCAAGAGGAATCCATTTCCCGACTTCGTCCCTCATGACACGGCTCGGAGACTTGATCTTGAGTGTGCTCTTAATGGTTTTCTCAATAGTCTGCGCAATAGCTTTGGCAGCGTCCGCCAACGGTCCGGTCATGGACTTCAGTCCATTGATAATTCCTTGAACAGTATCTTTTCCAAGCACTTTACCGGAATTGCGGAAATCGCCGAGTTTATTCACCTCGTCATTGAAGCTCTTAATTTGACTAATCCACTGTGCTTTAGCATTTGCCAACTCTTGGTTTGCCGCGGCTGTTAGGTCTTTGATTTTTTGCTCCATCTGCTTCTTCGCGTCTTCGAGCTGAATCGTTGCTTCTTGTTTAGCCAATGCATGCTTTTCTTTCCATGCCGCGACATATTCATTCAACATGTCTTTTGGCATGTTGGCAATCGCACGAATTTCATCCGCTGCTCCAACGCCCATTGCACGCAATTCGTCGATGAATTCTTTTGAAACTCCGGTTTGTTTTAACTTTTCTAAATCGCTTTGGAACTGTTTCATTTGGGCGTTTTGATCTTTGAGATTTTGAAGCAATTTAGATGCATCTACTTTTTCACTCTTAACCTCGTCAAACAATCCCGTTTGGCTATAAATTGATTTGGTTAAATCTTGTAATTGGTTGTTGTATTCATCTTTTACGCTTTGAATGTCCTTTTTCAGCTTGTCGTTAATAGTTTTAACGCTGTTGTAATACTTTTCGTTTGCTTTTTTGATTCCATCATTAATTTTTGCGATGTCCTTTTGTAAATCCTGATTGGCCGCATAAATTTCACGTTTTACCTTTCTTGATTGCTCGCCGGTCAATTTGTATTGGCGCTGAATTTTATTCAGCTCGCTAATGTATTTCGTTGCGCTGATTTTACCAGTGTCATATTGCGTTTCCAGGTTCTTGATCTTTTCGTCTACCTTTTTCTGTTGTGCTTTTTTAGCCGCTTCTTTTTGCTTTTGTGACGCTTTTGTTGCTTGTGCAATCTCTCGCTGGACTTTTCTTGCTTGTTCACCTGTGAGCCTATAGTTATTCTGGATTTTCTTTAGCTCACTGATATATTTAGAAGCACCGATCTTTCCGGTGTCGAATTTTACCTCAAGGTTTTTGATCTTATCGCCGATAGCTTTCTGCAATGCTTTAACATGATCTCTTGCCGCTTTTGTGGACTCGGCAGATGATTTCCGAATACCCTCTGCAATACCAGCGCCGATCTGCACACCGACCTCATCTCGCATTACGCGAGAAGGAGAGTTAATTCCCAGCGCTTTTTTGATGGTATTCTTTACTTTATCTGCAATTTCCCTTGCTTTTTGATATACGGCGCCTGCCATCGCTTTAATCCCATTTGCTAAACCTTGAATGATGTTTCTACCGATAGAATAGAGGTTAATTCCTTTCAGATAGCTCACAGCGCTGTTCCACATACTTACTATGGTTGATCTAATGCCACTCATGATAGATGAGACGGCATTTTTCATCGCAGAGAACGCGTTGCTTACGGCTGATTTTGCTGTGTTTACCGCTGTTGAAATGGCAGATTTAATCCCGCTCCAGATAGACGCGGCTGTTGATTTTATAGAATTGAACACACTTGAGACCGTTGACCGAATGCCATTAACAACGTTGGAGATATCCGATTTAATCCCATTCCATACAGACGACGCTGTGCTTTTCAGACTGTTCCAAATACTAGTCAGCGTCGATTTGATTCCGTTCCAAACAGAAGTTATGATCGAACGAATAGTATTAAAAATGGTGGATATTGTTGTTTTTATGTCATTGAATACTGTACTTGCTGTTGTCTTAATCGCATTCCATACAGTCGTCAGTGTCGTTTTTATAGCGTTCCATACAGTCGTAAAGATGGTTTTGTAGATGTTTAAAACAGTCGTAAAATATGCTTTTATGCCGTTCCATATCGCCTGTGCTGCCGCTTTGATTGCTTCCCATGTTGCTAACAAAAACGCTTTGATTTTGTCCCAATTTTTATATATCAACACACCAGCCGCTACCAATCCGGTGATTGCTGCTATAGCAATACCGACTGGCCCTGTGATTGCTGCTATTGCTGCACTAAAAACTCCCGCCATTCCTCCTGCCGCTGCAATTGCACCTGATACCGCTCCAAACGCCGCCGTAAGGGCACCTATCCCACTTGCTGCTGTACCAATAATAGCAAGCACCACGCCGATAGCCGTACCTATACCGGCAAGCACAGCCGCTACCGCCGCCGCAGTTGCAACAAATCGTTGAGTAGACGGCGATAGATTATTGAACCAATCCACAAGCTGTTGGATATATCCAGCCACCTTTTGAATTGCAGGAGCCAGAGCATTTCCGATCGTGATTTGTGCCGTTTCAAATGCACCTTGTAGTTCTTCGAGAGAACCTTTGAGGTTGTCTTTCATTTTCTTCGCTGCTTCCTGTGACGCCCCGGCCGAATTTTGCAGCGATTTTGTGAGTTCATCGAATTTCTCCGGTCCCGCTTCAATAACCGTCAGCATCCCGCTCGCGGCTTCCGTGCCGAAGATGGTAGACAATGCAGCGAGCTTTTGAGCATTGCTCATTTTCTCGGTGCTTTTCGATAACTGTGCAATGATCTGATTGAACGGAAGCATCTTTCCGCTCGAATCCGTAATACGGACGCCCAATTCTCGCAACATAGCCGCTGCTTCTTTTGGTGGGTCGGACAAACGAATAAGAGCTGCACGCAGGGTAGTGCCGGCCGTCTCGCCGCGAATCCCGGCGTTCGCCATAATCTCCGTTGCGGCTCCAAGCTGTTCTAACGAGATACCCAATGTCCGAGCAATCGGCGCGGCGTATTTAAAGGTATACTGCATGTCTTGGATGCCTGCCGCCGAATCGTTGGCCGCCTGTGCAAGGACGTCAGCAACCCTTGATGCTTCCGACGCTTCGAGACCGAAAGCGTTCAATGCCGCTGATACAGTATCAGCCACTAGTGCCATGTCTTCGCCGGATGCTTCTGCCGCCGCGATGATACCCGGCATAGCCGCGAGGATTTGATTGGTGTTGTACCCCATCGCGCCCATGATCTCCATTCCTTGTGCCACCTCTGTGGCTGATTTGGAAGTTGACGAACCGAGGTCAAGGGCGGCTTGTTCCAGCTTCTTAATCTCCGTTGGGGTAGCACCCGCAATTGCACCAACGCGGTCGATCTGCGCCTCGAAATCCATTGATTTTTTGACTGCGAATCCTAGCGCTCCGCCGATCGCCGTTGCCGCCGCACCCATTGACGTGGCCATGGATTGCCCGACAGACTGCATCCGTTGACCTACATCGCGGAGGTTGTTCCCGACTGTAGATAAGCGTTCTTGCAATTTTCCCCATGCAGTTGTGTGCTTACTCAGAGCAGAGTTGGTTTCTTCCAGCTTGTTTTGCAGGGAGTTGAGCTGTCCTTGTGTTTTTTCAATCTCACGCTGAAACGCTCTATACTGCCCCTCGCTGATTTCTCCGCGCGCGAATTGATCGGCGACTTGCTGCTGAACGCTTTTCAGTCGGTTCAGCTTCTCGCTTGTGTTCTCGATCTGCTTAGCAAGTAATTGCTGCTTTTGAGCTAAAAGCGTCGTGTTGGATGGGTCGAATTTCAATAGACGTTCGACCTGTCGCAACTCACTCTGAATATCCTTGCTCTTTTTGTTGACGTCCTCTAGGGCTTTCCCTAGCTTCGTTGTGTCGCCCGAAATGACAACGTTTATGCCGCGCACCGTTTCGGCCATATTCTCACCACCTTATGCAAAAAAGGCGTCTATATCCGCCTGTGTCGCCATTCTGCGGCGCTGTTTTCGTTTTCCGGTTTCCATGTCCACGTAGATATTGATGAACTTTATGAGATCATTGATTGTTAGCTCGTTCATCTCAGAAAATGAAAGACCGGAGCGCTTGCCCATCACTAATAGTTCCAGGTCTAAACGCTCCGGTTGCTCGATGTCAGTTGGCTGGCTTGGCTCGTCCTGCTCCTCGACGAAAAAAACCCTCTGCCGCTTCGTTCATGATTTCCGTCATTGTGTCCGGGTCGGAGAAGTCCACATACTCGAATTGTCCGAGCCATGCTTCAAAATGCGGGAAAGACTTGCCTTGTTCAGCCGCTTTATTCATCGCCCATGCAATTTGCAAGAGGGCGACCGAATCTAGTGCAGATGGGTCATCTGCAATCGCCTGCATTTTCAACAGATCGCCGATCAGGTCTGACTTAAACTCCTGCCGATAATAAAGAAGGGCCAAAGGCGTAGCCTTTAGCCCAATATCTTTTCCTCCGAGATTAACCGTTCTCATTCATTACACCCCTGCCTTTGCACCTGGGATAGTCACGCCCTTGAAGAAGTTATTATAGACCGTTGTGTTATTGTCGTTCAGCTCAATTACGCCGCGAACAACGTTTTTGCCGCCGATTTCGATAGGTAAAATCGTAATATTCAGCGTCTGCGTTGTCGGCTCGACCGATTCACCGCGTGTATTGTGTTCAGCTGTCGGCCGGCTCGCTTTGCATCGATAGTAGACGAAACGACGGTTTTTCTTGTCTCCGAGGATTTGGCCCAAGAGCGCGAATTCCTTTGGCGTTCCGTCCGTCGTTTCAACCAGCATGCCATTCGCGTCAATTTCCCACCCAAGCATTTCAGCCAAGATGTCGTCTGGCAAGTTAGCCATTTCCAATTCAGCCGTGTAGCCGTTGTTAGAGGTATAACTGAAATACGGACCATTATCGGCATAGAATGTGCTTTCTTCCCCTTGAGGCTCTGGCGCAAAACGGACAGCACCCGGAATCTTCACCGGAGTTTTCCAGGACGGAGTAGTTCCGTCAACCAAAAAAGCGATATGCACATTATCAAGACCGAATGTAACTTTGTTTACACTCATGCTATCATCCTCCTAGAATTTGAATTTCATAGAGTATTTGAAACATCTTTTCTTCATCGAGATATGTTTCAAATTTGCGATATGGTAGGCCTAGCTCTTTGAGCTTGTCCTGCACTTTCTTTTCAGCAGCAAGGTCTTTTTTGTCCGTGTATAGTTCAACTTGAAAATCATCAATCGCGACATAGTTGATGTTGTCTGCCATTATGTCATTGGAATAGGCAAATTGATATACAATAAACGGCGGCGTGACGGGTCTGGAAAACGAACCATATGCAATTGGGTAGCCGATAGCTTTCAACGCTTGGTATAGTTCAGCCTGTGTCATCTTAACCACCGTTTTCGATTACTCTTTTTAGCTCGTTCGGCAAGTCTGCCGCGTGTTTCTCATACGCTGGCCGTAAGTGCGGATAGGCAGGGACACGTCCACCGTTGACCTTTGCATGTCCAAATTCCAGCAAATGAACGCGACGGTAGTGTTTTTTATTCCACACAATGCGTTTGGTTGTGCCGTATCCATCCTCTTTCGTGATGCCAAATGACTGCGCGTATTCGCCTGTTCGTTTTGGAGCGAGTGCTTTGGTTTCTTGTAATACTTTCCGTGCAGTCTTGTCTATTGTTTTCCGAACACCTTCGGCCACGTCGTCCGTGTATTCTTTGACCGCTGAAACTAATTCATCGGCTAGACGATCAATCGAAATGTTAGCCATCCGCCGCCACCCTTTCCGTCGCGATAATGGTCAGCGTTTTCTTTCGTTCGTCATCGTTCAGAACGCTCTGTATATCAAACTGCCGTCCTTGATAGTCGATCCTCATTGTTTCGTTGATTCCAGGAGTGTACCGAATGATAAAACGATAGGTTCGCTCCGCTTGGACGGATGCGGCGGTAAAGTATTCCCTGCCACTCACCGTCTTAATTGCTGCCCAACATGTCCGTACTGGCTGCCAATCCTCAATTTGTTGGCCGATCTCATCCTCTGTGACAACCATCTTCAATAGCGCGATACGATGCCTAAACAGCCCCGGATTCATCGATACCACCATATGTTAATTGAGTTAAGATGCTCTGGATGATCGGCCTTGTTTGATCGGTTGCTTTCCCGACCATTTCCCGGTTCTCGTACCAGTCAGAAATCAATGTCATGCAGAATAGCTTCGCCAAGTGATTCGTCGAATCATAGGCGACGCCTGTGGCGTTTTTAAGATACTGTTCAGCCGCGTTAATTAAGGTAGTCAGTAATGCGTCGTCATCCGTAAAATCCACACGTAGCCACGTTTTCACTTCGTCTAAAGAAACGATCATTATTTCTCACTCTCTTTTTTCGACTTCTCTATTTTCTCAACGTAGCCGAATCGAACGAGAAGTTCTGCCAAATGTTTAGGTAAGTCAGTTTCCTCGCCTTTTTTGAGATCGTAACCAACGCCTTTACAATCCATTAGCGCTTTAACCTTCATGTTATCCCTCCTTCGAAAGAAAAGAGGGGCTTATCACCCCTCTTATTGCGGCAGTTTAACCTCGCCGAATACAAACGCTTCATTGTCGCGCATTTTTACTTCCATACGTTCAATTACTCTCCAAAGCGTCACATCTGTTTGGAAGGCGTCCATCGCCACATCAGACGACATGATTTCGGTTTGTTGGCGGTCGAACAGAACAATACCTTCTTCAAGGTCTCCAACGATAATCGGAGCGAATTCTGCCCCTGTTCCGCCATCAACACGAGAAGGCATCACCTTGTTCGATACGATTACAACCGGTAACCCGAATAGTTGACGACCGGATGGCGATTCAAGAGACGGCTGTAATAAGAATTGGCCGTTATTGTCTTGCAACGTATCTAGCCAGTTGTAGGCGTCTTGGTTCACAAAGACGCTGGCTGTAGACTGGAATGCCGGATCAAGCTGGACGTTGACCACTTTTTTCAACCCTTTAATATCCGGAATTGCGGTTTTGGCTTGCGTGTTCAGGATAGCGCTGATTAGGTTGTTGCGCGTCACACGTGATTCATCGCCGATCCAACGGATAAGTGTATTAACAATTGCCTCCGTGCTGTCTTTCAGAAGCTCATTCGTCACACGGAAGAAACCGGCGTATTTTTTCACTTGATAAGTAAGAACTGTGAATTGAGGAGTAGCTTTTTCCGGGATTTCACCGTTTTCCGGAACCTCAATAAATCCGGTTTGTTGCGAACGTTTTTTGAATACACGCGAACCGCTTAACGTTGTGACCGGCTCTACCGTAATAAAGTTTTGCAGAGCGTCTTTACTTTCACGATACTCATTGATCCGCGTTTGAATGTCTTGCGGTACCGTATAGCCGCCGTCTTGATTGCTGCCTTCGCTCATTGCGTTACGAAAACGGGTGCGAATGTGATTGACAAATGCTTCGACTTCATTTTCTTTCACTTGTACAGTTGGTTCCAATGGTTTTTTGTCCTCGATTTGTGCTTTCCCTTCTTCATAAAGTTCTTTTGCAATATCAAATTTTTCTTGAAGCGCTACAATTTCATCTTTCAGCTTTTTCGCTTCCTCAATTTTATTTTCAGCAAGAAGTTTGCGGGCTTCTTCCTTTTTGTTTTGGATTTGTTCAAGCAACTCACGTAATTCTTTCGGCATGTTTGTTTCCTCCTTTTTTGTTTTCGTGCAATAAAAAAGGAACTAGATGAGGTCTAGTTCCAATAACAGCCTTTCTTTTTCGTCTTGCTCCCTTTGTTTATTAAACAATTCCACCGCGTGGCGGATAGATTGATTGGCGCTATTGACAATCGCAAGACGGTTAAACGCTACCGCGTTCATGTTCGCCACGTCTAATGGTTGATCTTGATACAAGATGCCGTCTGCAAAACCCTCTTTGACCGCTACATTTGCACTCATCCAAGTCTCATCATCCATCATCTGCGAGATTTTGCTGCGGGAACGCCCTGTTTTTAATGCATAGGCATTCACGATGGATTCTTTAACGGTGTCAAGGATGTCAGCAACCTTCCGTAAGTCATGCATATTGCCATAGGCTGCTGTGAGCGGGTTGTGAATCATCATTACCGCCATTGGCGACATTAGCACTTCGTCGCCAGCCATCGCAATGACAGACGCCGCGCTCATCGCCTTGCTGTCGATTTTGACGGTGACTTTCCCGTCATGTTCTTTTAGCGCATTATAAATGCCCGCCGCTGCGAATACACTGCCGCCATAGCTGTCAATCCATACGGTGATGTCCTTGCCTTTGTACTGACTCAATTCTTCTTTAAATGCGTTTGGAGACGTGGACGGCATCCCGAACCATTCGTATAGCCACGCTTCGTCATCGTCTACAATGTCACCCTCGATACGAAGCTCCACGCTTTCCGGTTCTGTTTCCGCTTGGTTGACGATGAATTTCCAAAACGGCATCAATTGTCACCTCCTTTCTGGTACTGCTGACCGATCATCGTGATCGGAATATAGTTGCCGTTCACCATTAGGACATCACCGCCTTCCTCGGCAGGCAAATCAAGGTAACTTCGGGCCTCGTTCGCCGTGTAAATCCCGTTATTGACGCCTTTCGATAAAGCTTCCATTTGCGTTTTAATGTCCGCCCTCAAAATCACGTTGACATTAAACTTGAAATAATGCCCTTGCTGAATAAGTTCGTTAGACAGGATTTTATAAGTAATTTCTTCCTCGTACTGCTTCAAAATGTAAAGGAGTGTATCAACATAAAAAGCCAAGTTCTGCGCTTCAGCCGACGCATAACTTGACTTCTCATAGTCATTGATTTGATTCGGTTTGATTCCAAACGCCGCCGCGATTTGCAGGGCGGTGTATTTTTTCAGTTCGAAAAACTGGCTGTCGGTCAGCTTAATGTCTAACGGAACCAACTTCATACCTAACGGTACAGGAATGATTTTACCCGCGTTCTTCGAGCCATTAGCGAACTGTTCAAAACCTTTTACAAGACGATCACGCGCATTGGCATCCAAGTCGCCGGTGTACTCTAGCACGGCTTTTCCTGTCAGTCCCGTCTTATAAAGATTGTTCATAAACTTTTGGCTTTCCAGCGCACCGTCCACTGTGTTTTTCAAGATGTCCCGAACCGACATGCCGGTAATGCCGTCAAATGTTGCCGATGTTTTAAAGTGCAAGACTTCATCGTTTCTAAAAACATACATCTTGCCATCATACGGGTCATTGTATCGGTACCATATCGCATTTTTCTCGCCCAAAATACCCCCGTCGTCCACCACGATAGTGACATACTGGCTTGGGAGTATCCACATGTCTTGTAGTTGCGGCCCATTATATCGGCACCATACATAAGCGTTGCCGTAATGGTTCCGGTTCATTTCGACGGTTGACCAAAAGACACTTGCCGTCATGTACGGGTTTGGGCGTAGCTTTAACAGGTTATAAATTTCTTCCCTGTCGCTTTTCACAATGCCGCGTTCCGTCCGCTGATACATCTTTAACGGCAATTTCCCCAGGCTTTCCGCCAAGATTTTGAGGCAAGCGAAATAGGTCGCTTCCGCTAATTGATCTTTAGGCGTATCCGGATCAATGCCTAGCCACTGTAAAAGTAACGGGTTGTTCATGTCTACCGTTTCATTTCGCGGTCGGAAAATTCTTGTCAGGCGGCTCCACCATCCCATTGTCTCACCTCCTTTTACCATCCCATCATTTTGAGATATTCTTCCGTAATCTCATTAATATCAACCGTCTCTGTTCTCGTCATCGCCCGTGTCATCGCGTTAATTACAGCTGCTAACGGGTCGATGCGGTCAGTTGATTTATCCTTGTCTAGCATGATATTTTCATTATGATCTTGCCGCACAACAGCATTTCCGACCGCCCAATTGAGCACAGGATTATCATCGTGCACAATCTTGCCCGAAAAAACCAACTCTCTGAAAAACTTCGTTGGCTCCGACAGTGTACGAATCCCTTGCCTAATTTCGACCATTGTATAGCCTTCCGCTTCCATCTCCTGAGCGAAGTGCGTGGCGTTATACGGGTCATAGCAAATCTCCTTAATATCCCATAGTTTTTCATCAGCCAGCTTCTTGATATACGACTGGATAAAGTGATAATCCACCACAGCGCCAGGCGTGACGGTGATCCAGCCTTGCTCTACCCATAAATCATACGGAACTTTATCCGTCCGTCGCTTCTCGGCCAGCGTATCCTCTGGAATGAAGCTATGCGACCATACATAAAAACGACCATCGCCTAACGGGACAACGCCGCTGATGCTCGTCAAGTCGATTTTTTTAGACAAGTCCACACCGATATAGCACTCTCGGACATCTAAATCAATTTTCTTCGATGCAGCACATGCCCGCCATTTATCTAACGGAATATAGCCGTTGTCTTTTTGGTCTACCCATATATTCATGTTCTTCGTTAAAAAGCTCCGCATTTTTTCAGGCACATCTAAAGCTGTTTGCAGTTCACTTCGCAAAAAATTCATGCCTTCCTCATACGTTGCCACAATCGGATTGGCTTTGACCCAATTGCGCTCGTCCTTGATGTCGTCATCTTTATCCAGTTCACAAATCATTACGAAATACTCATCGTTTTCAATTGGCGAATCAGGATCGAGAATCTTTGACACGTACTGATATTCGGTATAGCAAGGCGAATCAAGGTTAAATCCTGCTGTTGTGATGACGACGATCAATGGGTTTTGACGTGCGACCATGCCGGAAACTAGTACGTCATATATCTCGCTCGTTTCGTGTACGTGGTATTCGTCAATAACAGCAAGGCTAGGGTTCTTCCCGTCCCCTGTTTTTCGCGCTTCTTTTGACAACGGCTGAATAATGCTGCCGCTCTTTTTATGCCGAATACGCCCGTAGGAATCGGTGTATTTGCCGTTTAACAGTGAGCATGACTGGACTTGCGACAGCACCTCATTGTATACGATGCTGGACTGTTCCCGGCCCCATCCGGCAATATATACCTCGGACTGCTCTGGCGACAGAAAGCATTCATAACTAGCGATTAACGCGAGAAGTTGAGACTTTGCATTTTTCCTGGCGAGCTGGATATATGCTTTCCGAAACCGGCGCAGGTGATTTTCTTTTCGTTTCCAACAGAAGATATTACCGACGACGAACAATTGAAAATCGGTCAATTCGATCGGCTGGCCGGCCAATATGCCTTTGGTGTGCTTGAACATCCGTGCCCAGCGATAGAAGCGATAAAGTTCGTCACCGTCGAAATAGTACGGATAATCGTCGTTAGGGATGAGTTCAATCTCGTTTAAAAACCGCTCACACGCCTGTTTATGCTTTTTACACGCCGTTATGCGCCCATCAACTATATCTTCAGCATATCGGACAATCCGAGCGATCAATTCAGTTGTCATAATGCATCACCGAACAGCTCTTCTTCTTCCGTCTTCGGCTTTTTATCCTCTTTCGCAATCGCCAATTTTGCCCTAGCAGCTGGTGTCAATCCGAATTCGGCTGCCAAGCTTTTCATTTGTTCATGCAACTGCTTTTTCTTGGTGAGAAGAGGATGAGGAACTTTATTTGTTTCGGCCGCTTTGTTGGTGTATTCGACCATGAGCCCCTCTTCAGCGATCATTTTTGTACACTTCACATAGTCCGAATAGGCATCGCAATATGTAGCAAGGGCAACAATATCAACATTTGTGATCAGTCCCAGCTCCGATAGTTCAGAAACAATCCTTTTGAATTCCTTTTTAGCTAAAGGATCGAGCCAAGAAGGAGGTTTCACCTTGTCCGCTTTCGGCTTCAATCGTTCTTCAGCTTCCATTCGCTGTTCGATTTCTTTTTTCGTCAATCGGCTTTTATTCCCTTGCAACAAATGTAGCTGAATCGGCATCGCTTTTCGTCCCATCTCTCTCACCTCCTGCTTACCCCTTTTATGAGAAAAAACGAATTTTGTGCGCGCGAAGCTGGCCCCCGCCGGTCCCGTAGGCCCTTGCAAAACTTTTTTGACCGCCCCTGCCCATACCGTCGTTTATCTTCCGCCGTTTTCCGGTTGTGGCAGCTAGCGCACAGGGATTGTAGATTGTTCATGTCTAACCGTCTTTCCCAATCAACAAGCAATGGTCGTATATGGTCCACGACAACCGCCCTTGTAATCCGTTTCTCATTTAGACATCGCTGGCACAAGTAGTTATCCCTTGCTAACACAGCCAGCCTTGTCCGTTCCCATTCTTTGCTGTGATAAAATGCTCTTGCTTGTTGGTTTCGTTTATACTTGTCGTACTCCTTATCATTCCGTCTTGATCGTTGTCTCTGCTCCGCTAGATGTTTATGTTGCTCACAATATCTATCCCTTGTTAAGTTAGTACATCCGATCTTATTGCATGGTTTTAGTGGTCTGTTTGGCATCGGCGCACCACCCGACTTCTATGACGCACCTTGGAAACAGGCATGTCACGACGAACGGCACTTGCCAACGGCTCCATATGCAAGTGCGGCACTTGTGCTTTTCGTATTGTTCATACGCTTTCTTCTTTTCTTCTTCGTACTGCGACATGCCTGTCACCTCGCTTTCTGATTCAGCACATGTTTTCGTTAGAACACCAATTTACGGCATAATAAAACGCCTGTCATTTAGACAGACGCCTCTGTGCAGCTTTGAATCTTTCCATGAATGCCTTATGGTGTTCTTCGATTTCTTCACGAACTTTCTCCGCAAGCTGCTCACCATCTATTGCATCCTGTATGGTTACATTCGTTACAAAGTTAATGACATCTCGTTCCGTTGCTTCTCTGACTTTCTCAAGAGCCTTCAACGTCTTATTCGCTTCTCTCCTTAACGCTTTTAATCCTTTCAAAGCGTCAGAAACATCAACATCCACTTTCACAACCAATTTGTTCGACTCGCGCATTTCTGCCATGTCGCAACACTCCTTTTCAAATTTAAAATAAAAACGCCACCCCGTTCGGAGTGACGTTCACTTTCGATCATCCGACCGCCACCCGTTTTCATAAGGCATAAGCCGGTAGGATGGTCAGCCGGATCGTCGCGAGGCTAAACACTCCCCACCCGCCGCGGGGGATGGGCTCTGACAGGTGGGCGCTCCCCACTCGTACCATATTCAGTTTTACCCCGCCTGCCACCGCGGGAAGATGGTGACAAGTGGGAGAAGGGGGAATCGGCTATGGACATCTTCAATATCATTATACAACGGGAAAACACGTCAAAAGTATCATGATAGTATCATTTTGCCCCGTTTAGGCGTCCGTCTCTCCTAACATCTCGGCGATTGCATACACAATCTCGTCGCGCCACCGCAAACATGTAATCCGTGAAACATGCAACTGCTCGGCTATCCCATCCCACGTATATCGTTGCGGCCTTGTCCAATACTTGAGCTTGACAAGTTTCCGTTTCTCATCTGGCAACGCCTCATACACCGTCTTGATCGCGTGCGTCACTCGTTCCAACTTTTCCAACCGGCGATGTGTCACCAGCTCAATCGCTCTCTGTTCTGTCGGGCTGGACGGGAGATTGCCTCTCCCACCGCCGACGTTTTCGTCATTGTTGTCACGTCCGTACAAGATGTCTTTTCTCAATCGCTCGATGTCGCGTAGATACTCATGGTAGTAGTACAGGTTGTGTTCGACGTAGCGTACGATGTTTTTCGGTAGCTTGGTTGCTTGCATTTTATCCCCCTTTTCTCAAACGGATACAGGAGCCTTAATCGCCGGGTGCGGGTCATAGCCGACAAATTCAAAATCCTCGTATTCATAGTCGAAAATGGACGGCGGTTTCCGTTTGATCACGAGCTTTGGCAACGGGCGTGGCTCGCGCGTCAGTTGTAATCTCGCTTGTTCGATATGGTTTTTGTACAAGTGCACATCCCCGCCGGTGAAAATGAGTTCACCGACATCAAGACCGCACTGCTCGGCGATCATATGCGTCAACAGCGCATAGCTGGCGATGTTAAACGGCAAGCCTAAAAACGTATCAACGGAGCGTTGCTGCCACATGCAAGACAGTTTTCCGTTCGCTACATAGAATTGAAAAGCGTAATGACAAGGCGGAAGCGCCATTTCACTCAATTCCCCGACGTTCCAGGCACTCACAAGCAACCGACGTGAGTGGGGATTGCGTTTGATTTCTTCAATCGTCCTGGTGATCTGGTCGATTGTTCCGCCGTCTGATGTTCTCCAAGAACGCCATTGCGCGCCGTAAATCGGGCCGAGATCGCCGTTTTCGTCCGCCCACTCGTCCCAAATCGTCACGCCATTCTCCTGCAAATAGCGGACGTTCGTATCGCCTTTTAAAAACCAAAGCAGTTCATAAATGATCGAGCGGATATGCAACTTTTTCGTCGTCACAAGCGGGAATCCGTCCTGCAAGTTAAAGCGCAGCTGGCGGCCGAACACCGACAGTGTGCCCGTTCCTGTCCGATCTTCTTTCTCCACGCCGTTTTCTAAGATGTCTCGCAGCAAGTCTAAATATTGTTTCATGGACTCTATTCCTCCGTTGAGATAGCTTTCAACATGTCTTTGATCGCGTTTGCTGCCCGTTCATACGTCTGGGCAATCCCTTTCCACGTCACAAAATCTCCTTCATATCCGCCAGCCATTTTCAGTTGCTCGCCCTTCTCGATCCGGCTGTAATATTGCGCGTCTGCGGATGTCTTGCCTTCTTCTTCGCGCAGTCGTTTATATTCTTGTCCTTGCACGATCTCCGCCATGCCTTCGTGGTATTTCGCTTTCTTTTTGTACCAGCCCGCAATATGCCATGCGGCGCGTTCTAGCTTGGTATAGACATACTCAAGTTTGGCAAGCTCGTAGGGAGCGAGGGACTCCATCCGCCCCTCTAACTCCCGCGCTTGCTTGAGATATGTCTCATGCATCCGCACATAGCGCTGGTACTCTTGTGTGTCTGTGTCGTGCATCACGTCACCCCTTCAGCGCGATCAGTTTTTCAAGATACCACCGCGCTTTTTTCAAGTCCTCCACGCCGTTTTTGTGCTGATAACGGCTGATGTATTTCATGATGTTACCCGCCAGGTAGCCTTCCAGTTGCTCCGGTGTCAACTTGGCTGCGATGTAGTCGTATGTTTCAATACCGCCCACTGTGTAGTGATTCGGATGGTTGACGTTGTCTAGGTCGTATAGTTGCATCATTTGTCCTCCTCGATTGTCCATTTGCCACTTCTAATCCGTTCCACATTGATTGTTAATACGTCAAAGTCGTTTATGTTATACGTTTTGCTCTCGCCGTTGCAATACGATCTGATTGTTTTTCCTTCCGCATACGCCTTCATCGCTTCTTCAAAGCTGACGTAACGAGGAAGGATGCGCCATCTTCTATCCACAAATGATGATGTCAACGTGATTTGGCAAAGATAATTCCCGTATCTGTCAACCTGATAATAAATTGTCTCACCAAATTTTCCGACCCGAACTTTTTCGTCATCACTAACAGCGATTTCACCATCTTTCAATCTGCTTAACATTTCCCATGTCGTTAGCCATTCACTCATTTTCCTTTCCTCCCATCAGTTCTAAGAATTTTTCTAATTTCATCGACACAATCCATTCCTGCCTATCTGCTCTAAACGCCACCACATCGGGATTGGATTGATTCAGCCAATCGTATAGCTGTTTCATGCCGCTTTTTCTCCGTTTCACTTCCACACGCCAACCGTTCGGCAAAATAACATCATTCGCATGCTCCCCGCCCATACTGCCGGACAATGGTACACGTTTAGCGCCTGGGATCAGGGAGACGAGCTCCCGTTCCCCTTCGTAGCCTTTTCGTTTGGATTTTCTTCCGCTCATATCTTTCCATCCCTCACGTCATCCAGCACGCTTTTCAGCACCTTTTGCGCGATGACACATTTTTCCCGGTCTACTTCATTTCTAGCCGTCTCGATCATCCGGCTGTACATGATGATGCGTCGGGTGAGATACTCAATCAATTGTTCCTTCATTCTCAGTACCCCCTTTCTTGCCGAGCGATGTTTTCCGCGTGTTTCTGCATGTATGCTTCTTCTTGCTGCCCCTTCCCGCGTGATTTTCTGCCGCTCATTTTTCTCCACTTCCTAATAGGTGAGGGTGTTCATAAAGGATGTATTGCTGCACGGCTTCCCTTCGCTATTTTTTGTCAGACAAATAAGGAACGTCATCTATACCACCCGATGAATGCTGTCTGATGTTTTGAAACCGTTTGGATACCGTTTTTTCAATTTTTCAATGTTCATCACCGCGATTTCTTCCAGCGTATAACCTGCTAATCTCGCAAGCTGCGAAATGTACCACAAACAATCGCCTAGTTCTTTTGCAAATTCCTCCCGATCAAGCGGATGACCATGAAAGATATGCTTTTTCAAAATGTCCGCTGCTTCCCCTGCTTCCCCGTTCAGACCAAGTGCGTAATTGCATAGCACCCTTGCTTCGCTGTCCTCAATATTCCCTGTCCTGCTTGCTAATTCTTGATATTCATTCATGTTCATTTCTGTATCCCCTTTCTCACATCCACCGTATTAATGTGTTCCACAATCCGTTGCCACAATACCGGACCAATCCCCGGCACTTCCTTGAGTGATTCAAGGTAGAAGGCAAGCAACTCCGCCGCCTTCTTTCGCTCGTGCTCCTGTCCGTCGTGAAATCCGCGCCAATAGTCTGGATTCATTTCTCCCCCTCCAGCGCTTCAATTGCTGTCTGCTGAAACGCCTTGACGGAATTGACGAACGAGCCGCCTAAAGATGGGCTCCATGTTGCGATCTGCTTCAGCGCCCGTTCGTATCGCTCAATCGTCTCCTGTTGTTTTTCAGCCACACCTATGAGTTTTCTCAATGCCCCGGCAATCGCATTAGCCGCGTCAACATCAATTCCATCCGCATCGTAGTAGCGTTCTAAGAGCCGTTCGCAACGGTTTAACAGAACCCGAAATTGTTTATCGTTCATTCCGCACCCTCCAATGCTTTTTCAAGTAATTGTTGCACTTGCGAACGTGTTCCGGCGCCGCCCTGCTTCATTCTGTTCAGCGCTTCTCGGATCGCCTGCTCTAGCTCTTGCGCACGCTCCTCCAGCTCCTGCACACGCGCGCACTCCCAGCACCTGATTCTGCCGTGATAGCATACATCCACTTTCCTCACCTCGCTAGGCGCTTTATTTTGCCCTGTACGGCGTTTTTCTCGCTCTCGGGCACTTTCCTATTACCCTAGCAAGAAAAACGCCATACGGGCTAAAATTTGAAGATTTAGAGCGTGTTAGTTTTTAAGCCTTGCTAGCGCTAAAATCATTTTCAAATCGTCATAGTCCAGCTCCTGTATCTCCCGTCCTTCATACTCGTGTATGCCCATTTCCAAGAGGCGGCGGATCACAAACTGCCGTTGCAACTCACGCCGATATTCATCAGACGCGCAAACCTTCCGCAGTATCGCCAACCCGGCCACCCCCTTTCCGAGAGGTGAGTTGCTGAAACCATTCTTTATCGCGGGTATACAACGCAAGGTTTATGAGTATTTCAATCTCTTGGCTTGTCCAATCGTTCATTTCCTCCGCCGGCACGAACTCGCTTATGAGCATCCGCCGTTTTTGATTGACCGTCCGCCCATCCTTGGTCAATGTGAACACGACACTGCATTCCGGCGGTCTTGTCCACTCGACATATCCCAACCAACCGTATACATAGTGGTGAACGTTGACACACCGCACCCAGTCGCCCGGTTGCATCTCCCTCTCCCCCTTCAGAAAGGAACATAGATTTTATGTCCGCATTTCACACACGTGCCAATTTCGAACCAATTGTCGTCATATCGATAGTGGTATTCGTGTCGGCACTCAAAAGGGAAGGTCATCATCGTTGAATTCAACCGACTCTCCCCCAAACGGATCGTCATTCCCCCACTCCGTTTCAGGCGGACGCGACAAGGCCTCTCTCGCCGTTTTTGAGGCGTCTTTTTGTTGACCCGCACCTTTACCATTCCCTTGCTGTTTTCCGCCCTCCTGCGAGCCGCTGCGAGCCAAAAACTGCACGGTATCCGCCACCACTTCCGTGACATACACGCGCCGGCCATCTTTTTCATAGCTGCGGGTCTGCAGCCGGCCGTCAACCGCAACGAGACTCCCTTTCGCCGTATGATTCGCGACGTTTTCAGCTGTTTTCCGCCAGGCGATCACGCTGATAAAGTCCGCCTCCTGCTCTCCTTGTTGATTCGTAAACGGACGGTTGACCGCAAGCGTAAAGGATGCAACAGCCGTTCCGTTTGGTGTGTAGCGTAATTCAGCGTCTTTTGTGAGTCGCCCGACTAATACAACTCGGTTCATGTTCGTTTCCCCTTTCTATCTCCATAATCGCTTGAAATATTGGATAAATCTGCTGCGGCACTACCGCATTTCCTAACGCTTTCAATCGATCTTTGTCCAGTCTGTTGGAAAGCCCATCATCCACTCGACAAACTGCGGGTTGATTTGTTTCCCAATGGTTTCCGGATGGTATGCCCCTATACTCCCTGGCAATTGTACCCCGTGCTTCCCTTCCGCTTCTGACGGGCTTAATGCCCTGATCGGCTTTTGATTTTGGCTGGCTGTTGGTGTGGCGTAAAACTTTCTTAAAATCATTCCAGGAACTGAACCCCTTTTCTCCTGGCTTTTTGGCAACGTTATATTCTTGGCGTCGTTTGCTGTCGGAGTAGGCCACAATAAAGCATCTGTCTCTCCTGTGGTTGGCATTGACGGCACAAGCCGGAATAATAAACGCTTGTGTTTCATAACCTTCACTTTCCAAGTCAGTAAGCGAGCGTTCGAGTTCCATGTTTGCGAAGTTAGCAACATTTTCACCAACAACCCAAGTGGGCTTGAGTTCCTGTATGATTCTAAACATTTCCGGCCAGAGGTCACGGTCATCTTCCTTGCCTCTTCGCTTCCCGGCAATACTGTAAGGTTGGCATGGGAATCCTCCGGAAATAATGTCAACTGTTCCATCCTTTTCAATCACCCCGTGTTCTTCTAATACCTGGCGATTCAATTTTCTGATGTCGTCAAAAATCGGAACGTGTGGCCAATGTTTTTTTAATATCTTCTGGCAAAACGGATCTATCTCACAAAATGCAATCGCCTCGATACCCGCCCATTCGGCTGCTAATGCAATTCCTCCGATACCTGCGAATAATTCAATGCTTTTCATATACATGCACCTGTTCGCTTGTTTGTTCTTATCCTAGTTGACTATCATGATATACTGGTGAATTATTGCTTATTTTTCAACGAACACGATATAGGAAAACTCCTTCGGCTTGCTTTCCACCGTCTCAACAACCACCAACGTATCCCCGTCCGCCGTCTTCTCCGTCCGGACGATCACGTACCATTTGCGCACGGCGTTCCTCCTCTTCTAAAAACTTTTCAAAGGCTTCCTTCGTCGTGTTTGGTATCAACCCAGCTTTAAATAAGTCATATTCATCCGCCCAGTACCACGAACCGAACCGCTTTTCTCGTTCTTCTCGCAGCCAATCAGCAAATTTTCGGTCGCTGTGTGCTTGCATATGGTGTTCCTTACATAGCGGCGCGAGATTCCGCCACTTCCCGCGTCCGCCTTGTGAGCGGAAACGGACGTGATGCGCCTCTATGGTGTATGTACTGCCGCACACAAGGCAGGCACTTCCGAACTCCTCCACCATCCGGGTGTACTCTCGCTTGCTCACGCTCCCACGCACTTTTTGGCTGGGAATGACGCGGCCTTTATACATCTGAACCTTCCCTTTCCGCTTCTTCGGCTTCTTCTCCCGCACCCGCGGCTTGGGCTTGTCCTTCCTTTGCTTGGTCGACTTTGGCGCAGGATGGAATTCGTGTGATAGGTTCACGCGGTCACCTCCCCGCGCTCGTATTCGATATATCTCTGTCTAATCTCTTTCACGATTTGCCCGACCCTCGACGAACCTACGCCGATCTTCCGTCCGATTTGCACATGTGTATATCCAGCCATCGCCATAAGGAGAACCGTTTTCTGACGATCCGGGAGAGTATCCAAAAAATCACGCACATAGGCCGAACTGAAATCCTCTTCCGTTGACAAGAAATCCTCGATTGTGATTTTCTTCTCCCGGTCGTTTTCGAACACCACACCAGACAAAGACGTCATATAGAAGCTGTCTACGTATTTCTTGACCTCCATGACAACATCGACGGTCACACCCAGTTCTTTTGAAGCCTTTGTCGGGTTGGACAAATCTATCTGTTTGTTTTTGGCTTTTAAATACAGGTTTTTGATTCTTGTTGCGAAGTGAATAGGGCTGCTGTCTTTGACGTAGTTTGTGACTTCACCCCAAATTCTCGGCACAGCATAGGTGCTGAATTTATATCCGTGCGAGTCATCGAATTTTTGATATGCCCTCGCCAGGGCGATGACTCCTACGCCGATCGCATCGTCGTATTCAATCCGGATTTCATGAAGGGAACGGAAATATCGCCTAACTACGTAATGGACGAGTCCAATGTGCTTTTCAATCGCCTGTTCTAATGTCAACCATTCGCCGTCGATTAGTTTGGCTTGTCCCATGGGGTCACCTCCTTTAATAGTCGTAATGTCCAAGAAAACATGGTATTTTCTCCACTCTCTGCAACAGCTCGCGCCACGTCGTTTTTTTAGGCTGTTCTTTCTCGTCAAGCTCCCACACTTCTTCGTCCGAATGGAATTCTTCCACCGATAGTACCTCGCCGCCGATTTCACGCTGGAAAAATCCGAGCGCCTGTGTCCTTGTCTGTGCCGCGATGAAGTAGCGTTTTTTCTTCGTCTTCACGCTGAACGCATATCGTTCTTCCTGTTCCGTCCATAACCATGGGTGTTTCTCCAGGTGATCGGTTAGATATTCGCTCATCTTCCGGTGAAACCGGTCTTGCAGGTAGTGGTCAATCTTGCTGGCGTCATCGTCATAGGTGACGGCGTTTTTGAAAATCAGAAAATCTATCAACAGCACCAGGCTGTTTTCTCCGCTCGCGATCGCTTCCTGCAACAGTTCCCCTACCGTCATGCCTCGTCACCTCTTGCAAGATTGGCGAATGTTTGTGTGGAGCGGTCGAAATATAGGCGCACCACATTCAACGGGCCGTTTCGGTTCTTGGCGACAATGACGTCAATGGTGTTTTGTTGCGACTCCTTGTCGTAATAATCTTCCCGGTGCAAGAAGACGATTTTGTCCGCGTCCTGCTCGATCTCGCCGGAGTCTCTCAAATCAGACAAAACCGGTCGCTTGTCTTGCCGATGCTCCACTCCGCGGTTCAGTTGCGCCAGGGCAATCACGGAAACATTCAGCTCCCGCGCCATCCGTTTCAATGTCCTGCTGATTTCCCCCACCTCTAAATGCCGTTCTCGCCTTCCACTCCCCTGGACTAGTGTGAGATAGTCAATCACCACGAGATGTCTTTCGTTCGGACGTTTCCGTAGATTGCCTTTCGTCCGCGCCCATATGTCAGAAACTGTGATGCTTGACCGGTCATCAATATCAAACCGTCCGTTGTATTGGCTGATAACGCCTTGTGCATGCCGATAGCGTTCCCAGTCCTGCTCATTGAACCATTTGATGGGATTCCTCATTTTTGTGGCATGAATCCCGGCTTGTCCGCATATCATTCTCTTGAGCAGTGATTTTGCGGACATTTCTAAACTGAACATCGTCACGAAGTGCCCGGCTCGCAGGGCGTTCGCAGCCAGCGCTAGTGCAAACGCGGTTTTTCCCATTGACGGACGAGCGCCGATGATCGTCATCTCGCCTTCAATCCATCCGTCCAAGATGGTGTCCAATTCATGAAATCCGGTCGTGATCCCGGCGACACCGTTCCGTTCTGTGTTCACCTCTTCTTCAATGTCGGCAAGCACGTCCACAAGGGAAAAGTCTCCCTGCTGTTCGTCAACGGAAATCACAGCGATTTCTTGAGCCATTTCTTTGATTTGCTCATAGTCTTGGGTTTCGTTGATCTTCTTGGCTAACTCTCTTATCCGCTTTTTGTTGTATTCCTCGATGATATAGCGCTCGTAGGTATGAATGTGCTCCGGTTCGGCAACAATACGTAGTAAGTCGTTTAAATACACGTATCCGCCGATGATGTGCATTTCTTCCCGGAGCTGGGTCGATAAGGACACTAAGTCGATCGGCTCGCCGTGTTGCTCGAGAATTTTCATCGCCCGAAAAATCCGCTGATGACGGAGCTCCTGGAATTGCCCTTCTTCAACGCGGAGTTCCCGGATCAGCTGGCTGTCTTTCAAAATACAGTGCAATAGCGCCTGTTCAGCGTTTATGACCAACAGCCTCACGCTCCCACTGTTTCATCTGTTCAAGCACATCGCTGTCATAGGCAGCGTGGCGGCGAATGTATAAATCTGCGATCGTCGGCGGACGTTTGTTTTCTGACGCGTAGCGGTACAATCTTTCTAACGTTTCTTCATAGCCCTGCCGTCCCAAAACTTTGTTCCAGGCTTCCGTCATCGCCGGCAACTTATCCGGTTCAATCGCAAAAACGGTCGGGTATAAAAAGGCAATCTCTTGCAGTAGCAAGGCCGTTTCTTTTTTGGTCATGTTATTCCTCCTCACCTAACGAATCAATATAGGCTTGGATGGCGTCGATTGTTTGATTTGCGCGGACGTAGCCGCGGCGGGCGGTCTTTTTCTTTTCCTGTTTCTCCAGGTCAGTAAGGGATGTGATGCCATCCTCTTTGAAGTTTTTCAATATCCCCCTAATATAGCTCCATCTTCGTTTCCCTTGCTCATAGGCGATGTCAATGGCTTTCTTGACCAACTCATCCCCTAGTTCGTTTCTCCAATAATTAAGTTGTAAGGCAATATCCCCATTGATCTGTCCGATTTTTTGTTGGTATTCCAAAGAGATTTCATCACGACAACTCATATCATCGTTTTCTTCTAAGAGACTTTCTGTAGTATTCTCTGTGTATTCTCTGGTTATTGGCTTACTCATTTTGGGTAGTCCGACTACCCAATTTGGGTAGATGGACTGCTCATTTTGGGTAGACGGTCTACCCGTACCCTCTAATTTCTCGTAATCGATTCGATACCATTTCGTGTTGTCAATCGCCAGTTTGTTGTAGTTTCCAGTGACGATCAGTCCTTTTTTCTCTAGTGATTTAATGGCGCGAATGATCGTGTTTTTAGACCAAAAAGGAAATTGCTTCTGCCAATCTTCATATGTGTTGTAAACCCACTTGTAACCATCGCGAATGTTTTGGCTTTCTTGCAGCCAGTAGTGCAACTGTTGCAAAATGATTGCCTCGTTTAGTCCGATCTCTTTAGCTAATGACGGCAAGATGATTAGTGGTTTTTCATCAAGTAGAAACTTACTCATGACGTTGTTCCTCCTTCACACATATCGCCCTCCCTTTCTCAATCCTCACCACCCGGAAACCGGGATGGGACGCCCGGACGTATCCCGCCACGTAGCCGATGTATTCTTGTTTTGTCCGGGCCATACACTTGTAAAAATGAGGAATCGCCACCTCGTATTCCAATCCTGGCCGGTATGTCTTTTCAACAGGCTTTTTTCTCCCGCTCATCTGACCGCCTCTTGCAACCAAAGAATAACGATTATCACAATCCACGTAATAAACATGCCCTTCATGTCGTTTTCTACTGCTCGCCTCGCCTTGTTCCGTTCGACACGGGACAGGAGTTGTTCAAATTCCTCAACTTTCATTTTTGCTGCCCCTTTCCGGTCAGGATAGAAATCGCCCGGCTCGCTTCGTCAATCGTCCAGTCCTCCATGTCGTGTGTGACGCCCATCTGTTCCTTTAGGCGTTCATACAGTACTTGTTTGGGATATTTTTCCGACGCCTTTTTATTTAACAAGTTATCAATGTAGTTGAGTTGCTTCTCGCTCGCCTTTTGCGACACGCCTGCCTCGGCCGCGTTGGCGTCGTCATCATCCTCCGCCGCGATCCCCAGCGCCGCGCATAGCGAGTATCGTCTTGCGTATGTCACGGCACTTCCGGCCCCTTGCGCCGTCACCTTGCCCATCGGGAGCTTGAGCGGGTCGCTTTCGATGTACTCCCCACTTACGTGAAGTAGAAGGGTCGTCACACAAATGTAGTCGCCTTCCGTCGTCGTAGATTGGAAGAATGATAGACCGTGCTTCGCAAGATACGGCTTGATCGTTGTAACGATTTCCTCAAGCGGGCTGTATTTACTTTGGAAGTGTGGATTGACGGCACTCTTCTTTGGCGCCGGGCACTCCGCTTGAAATTGGCAGAGTGCCGCGGCGATGTTGGCGATGGAATCAGAACGATTCATTTTCTTTTCACTCCTTTTGTGATACACTGTCTGTAGTATCGTTTTGTTTGTACCGTGGAAGCTGGCGGACATGTTCAATCACTTCCTCGATCTCCGCCAGCCGCTCTGTAAGCCTAGGCAATTCCTCTTGGTACAGAGCTATTTTTTCCTCAAGGCGCTTGATCTCGCTCTCAAGCGCCTTTTTCTGTCTCTCCAAATCTCGCAAAATGCTCAATCGTCCCACCCCGCTGTTTTTTCTTTTCCGGCTTCCAAACAAAATGCCATCGCACAATACTTGTCGTAGTGAATCATTTGCCCATCGAGGAACTCGACGATGGTCTCACCATCGACGATCTCACCGTGACAACCGGCGCATTCACCAATGATGCGCGGTTCTTCCCATTTCACGTTCAATACCATGCCGTTTTCGATCACGATCTCCACCTCCTTTCCTAACGCCCTACAGTCGGCGCAGGAGGACAGGACAACTTGGCCGGTAAAATGAAACTCCTGCGCCCACCGACAGGCGTTAGAGCCTGTCAACAAGTTCCGGTTGTGTTCAGTCGGTCAAACGTGCTACAATAGAGACGTCAATACCGTTCCGTTGCATTTCCTCGACGAGCCGGACGAGCTTGTCATGCTCCTTTTTCCGCTCGACGAGCTTGTCCAGGTCGCGCTTGCAACGTATGAACTCTTTCACCCACCGCTCTGCTTCAGCGAGGTCATTCGAGTACATCGCCGTACGAGCGCGGAACAGGGAATAATCGCAACAGTCCAACAATTGAGCTGCTAGTTTCATATCGCCTGGCAGGACGTTGAGGGCGTCCTGCCTTGGTTGGTAATTTGGTTGTTTCATGATGCCATCCCCTCCTTTTGCAACAGAAGCCGGAACGTCTCTCGCCCTTTCGGCGTAATCAATGTCTGAACGTCCGCTTTTCCGTTTCGCGCAAACTCCTTCAGCTCGAATAGCTCGGGAACATACGCCGCGTACGGCTTGAGCTTCCCTTTCTGATCGCGATACACAAATTTATTTCGAAGAAGCCAGTCGATGAAGAACCGCTCCTTGACTTTCAGTTCTTTCGCCGTGTCGCGGAAATTCGTCAAAAGGTTCCGATCAACCAGTGCATCGAAATACTCAACTTTTGGCTTCATCGCCGCGATCTGCTCGTTCTGCCGCCGCACCGTTTCCAGTACGCCGCGGAACATCAGCTTCGTCTGCTCATCCGCAAACGGAAGATACGTATTGATGAACATATCCTCGTTCGCGACGTAGCCGCCGGTTTTGCGGATTGTTGGTAACACCTCTGCGGTTACCCAGCGCTTAAATTGTTTAGCCTTCTCTCTAATCTCCGGATTGTTACCTTGTTTGGCCGCGCCGAAAATCAAACTGTAAAGGCCAGACTCATTAATAAACTTTTTGTTTTGTTTCCCTCCATTTGTGAGGACTGTATGGACCGTGCAGTCCTCTTTCTCGACATGATGTTCTATCGCTTTGTGCGGATTCGAAAAACTTAATGATTTCGCCGCCTCTGTTCCGCCAAACCATTCGATTCCATCGACAACGAGCACCGGAAGCTCACCGAACATCGGATGATTAAAAATCTGTAATTGATTCATCTCTTCTCTCCTCTCCATGCTTGTCCACTTTTTCGTCAAAAGGAACGCCCCTCACAGGGCAGCCGGATCATATTCCCGGTCGATGCGCTCATGTAGTTCCCGTTTGAACCGCATGAGTTCGTCATGCATGCTCCGGTCGCGGTTCTTCATCACCTCCGCCACCACTCGCGTGTAGAACGCAATCGCGGCTTCAAGCGTATCGAAATCATACGCGCTGGGGAGTTGGTTCTTTTGCAC